GTAGATACAGCCGTAGGGGGTATTACATTCCCTGAGTCAGTAACAGCAGAGCAGATGTCCACAGCGATCTCTGAGGCTGTTACGGGCTTGGCTACTCAAGCGGACATTGAAGCCGCTATTGCTGGCATTGAATTCCCAGCGGGTATAAGCGCAGAGGACGTGCAAGGCATTGTAGATACAGCCATTTCCGGAATAGAATTCCCAGCGGGGCTAAGTGCTTCAGACGTCAGTTCTATCGTAGACAACGCTGTTGCCAACATTGAGTTCCCAGCGGGCCTGTCAACAGAGGACGTAAGAGCAGAGATAGACGCGGCTCTCACAGGCGTAGCCACTACAGCATCCGTACAGGACGCCATCTCTACAGCCCTTGGCGGCCTCAACAATCTTTCAAGCACTGACGTACAGAGCGTCGTAGACACGGCCATTGCTGGTATTGAGTTCCCAGCGGGCCTAAGCTCTGAAGATGTCCAAAGCATTGTAGATTCCGCTATTGATGGCATACAGTTCCCCGAAGGTATCAGCACAGCAGACGTGCAGTCAGTAGTCGATGCGGCTATGACAGGCGTAGCTACTCAGGCTGATGTCTCTACAGCCATTACAGACGCTGTTACGGGCCTTGAAGAGACTATGGCGAATCTACCCTTCGGTGCGAGCGCTGAGGAGGTTCAATCAGCTATCGACACGGCTATCGCTGGGATTCAGTTCCCTGAGTCTGTTACTAATGAGCAGATGACTACAGCGATCTCTAACGCTATCGACGGTATCGTATTCCCCGAAGGCCTCTCAGAAACAGACGTCTCTACCATCGTAGACAACGCCCTCACAGGTGTAGCGACTACGCAAGAGATGAATGACGCCATCGACGCCGCTGTTGAGGGCCTTAATCAGGCTATCGCTGACATCCCCGAAGGTCTCACAGCCATCGAAGTCAGCGACGTAGTTAATGCCGCCATTGACAGCATCGAGTTCCCTGAGTCTGTTACTAATGAGCAGATGACTACGGCGATCTCTAACGCTATCGACGGCATAGTATTCCCAGAAGGTCTCACAGCCGCCGACGTGGCTGAAGTGGTCTCTAACTCAGGATTCGCTACTCCAGAGAATGTAGCTACAGCTATTGCTAACGCCGGATACGTAACTCCAGAAGATCTAGGCACAGCGTTGTCTACCGCAGGGTTCTCTACTCCGCAGGACGTGGCTGACGCTATCGCCGCCGCTGGGTTCTCCACACCGGAAGACGTAAACACTGCGATTGCGAATGCTGGCTTTGCTACTCCAGAGGACGTAGCCGCCGCTGTAGCCGCCGCAGGGTACTCCACACCAGAAGACATCGCTACCGCTGTCGCTAACGCAGGGTACGCAACCCCAGAGGATGTAGCGTCTGCTATCGCGTCTGCCGGATACGTCAACCCCGAAGATTTAGCCTCAGCGCTTGAGAACTCAGGGTTCGCTACAGCAGATAGCCTTCAGACCGCACAGGAAGCCATTGACGGGCAAATAACCGGACTAGAGGCTTCCCTACTGGAAACACTCGCAAACAACGCACAGGGCGCTACAGACGCTCTCACGGACGCTGAGGCCCGTCTGCTAGAATCTATCTCAGGCGTCGAAGCAGATGTCCTCCAAGAATTAAGCCAAACCACCGAAGGGTTCAACCAAGCCATCGCCGACATGGACGTAGACTTCCGCGAGGCTCTTTCAGGCGGCTTGGAGTCAGTACAGACCTCTCTAATGGAAGCCCTTGCTACTCAGGGTACCGATCAGGCTCGTGAGCTATCCGCCGCTGAGGCGCGCCTGCTTGAGTCTATCGCAGGCGGAGACGCGGCTACCCTTCGTGAGCTAAGCTCCGTAGAGGGGAACCTAACGCAAGCTCTCGCTGACATGGGTGTAGATATTGGAGATGTCCAAACTACGCTACAGGGGAACATTGACGCACTCTCAGGCGATGTCTCTACAGGATTCGAGACAGCGGCTCAGGAGAGGCAAGACCTCATGGACGCCTTGGCGGCTATGGAGTTAGGTCAGGCGGAGGCGCTTACGGACGCGCAGGCGGCCCTTCTTGCAGAGATCACAGGCGGAGACGCTTCTGTCCTCCAAGAGCTAAGCACTGTAGAAGGCGCTTTGCAGGAAGAGCTAGGAACGCTAGGTACGAGTATTGCAGGCGTTGAAGAGACGCTGGCGGGTGACATTGCAGACCTAGAGGCGCAGACAGCAGAGAAGTTCGAACAGGTAGGTGAGGACATTGCAGGCTCTGAGGGCCGGCTCACTGACCTATTTAATCAAGGTCTTGAGTCTGTAGGCGGAGACATTAACGCCCTAGCTACACAATCTCTTGATCAGTATAACTCGCTACAGGAGACACTTGCGGCTAACGCTGAGGGGCAAGCTACAGCGCTGTCAGATACAGAAGCCCGTCTGCTTGAGAACATGACGGGTGTTGAAGCGTCGGTCCTCCAAGAGCTAAGCGCAGTCGAAGGCGGCTTGGAAACAGCATTAGGGGAAGTAGGTACAAGCATTGAAGACCTCTCAGGTGACGTGGATAGACGCATCGGAGACGTGGAAGCCGCTATGGGCTCTGGCTTCGAAGGCGTAGCGGATCAGTTCGGTCAGGTACAGGGCGAACTTGCAGGTCTCGGCGCTGGACTCGAAGGTCTCGGCACAGGCGTTGCAGGTATCGGTGCTGGTCTGCTTAGCGGTCTAGGACAACTAGGTGCCGGACAGCAGGAGCTACAACAGAAGATTAGCGCTCCTAAGTGGGAGGACTTCTACACCGGCGACATTACAGCAGGACGTAGGGACTTCCAAAGCCAGTACATCGGCCAGCCTCAGCAGAGCAACGCAGTTAACAATCTTAATCAACTAATCGGCAGAAGCCTCCAGCAGAACCCAGCAACTCAGGGCATGTTTGGACAGCCACAACCTCAACAGCAACCACCACAACGAAAAGGTTTATTCTCATGACATACCTAGAGTTAATGAACAACGTACTCCGGCGACTCCGTGAGGATACCGTAGTATCTGTTACAGAGACAGATTACGCACAGCTAGTAGGTGATTTCGTAAACGACGCCAAGCGCATCGTCGAGGATTCCTACCAGTGGGAGGCGCTACGCCAAGAGTATATCTTCAACACGGTAGACGGCACCGACACCTACACATTGACAAACCTGTCTAACCGTTCTAAAATACTGAATGTGTATAATGAAACTGAAAGCAGGGAGATGACCCAACGTCCTCTCTCTTGGATTCGTTCTAAGAAGCTCGCCAACCCCACAAGAACAGGGACTCCCGCAGACTACGCTTTCAACGGTTTAGACGCCAGCGGCGACACTAAGATTTGCTTTTGGGATGTACCAGACGGTGTATACAGCATGAACGTACTGGCTGTCGTTCCTCAAGACAACCTAGTGAACGCTACAGATGTTGTACTGGCTCCCGCCTCGCCTATTATCCACCTCTCGCTGGCAATGTTGGCTAGAGAGCGCGGAGAGACTGGCGGTACCTCTACAGCCGAATACTTCCAGATGGCTGACAAGTATTTACGAGATGCGATTGCTGTCGAAGCGGCGCGTCATGAAGACGAACTAATCTACTTCACGGTGTAAGACATGGCGCAACCCGTACAGCAGTTATCATTAGTAGCTCCAGCCTTTAAGGGGCTGAACACGCAGGATAGCCCTATCGACATGGACCCCACGTTCGCCTTGGTAGCGGATAATTGTGTGGTCGATGAGAATGGTCGTCTAGGTGCCCGTAAGGGTCAGACGCTATTGTCCACAGACGTTACAGCGTTGGGCACAGGTAAGCTAGAAGCGCTCTGTAGATTCAGCGCCCGCTCTGGGAACGACTACTTCTTCAGTGCTGGAGACGAAAAGATATTCCAAGGGGATGCGGTACTGACAGACGTAACTCCTACAGGGCTGGTCATTACTGACAACCATTGGAAGATCGAGCCGTTTAACGATAAGCTGTTCTTTTTCCAGAAAGGTCACGTACCGCTGGTCTTTGACGAAGCCACTAACGTACTTCAGAAGGTAGAAGACTACCACACTACCGGCACTGTAGCCCCTGAAGCTAACGACGTTATTGCCGCTTTCGAACGCCTCTGGGCCGCAGACGTAGCAGGCAACCGCCACACTCTCTACTGGTCCGACACTCTCATAGGTGAAACGTGGTCGGGACACTCTTCAGGCTCTATTGACCTCACTACCGTGTGGCCTTCCGGTTACGACAACATCGTAGCCTTAGCCGCTCACAACAACTACTTAGTCATCTTTGGCGAGCAGTCTATTCTGATCTACGAGGGTGCTGAAGATCCATCCACTATGGCCCTCGCTGATACCATCGTCAACATAGGCTGTGTTGGGCGGGATACTATTAAGAGTATTGGTACGGATTTGCTGTTCATGTCGCGAGAGGGTCTGCGCTCT